TCTGAGCTTATAGTTCCGATATGAGCGTTTTGAACGCCGCATAAGGTTGCCAACCCGCGCTGGTGCAGGAACGGCGTTCCGTCTGACAGGACGCCCATTCCGATGCCTTGGATTTCAGTCTCCTTATGAGGGTCACCCCTCAGTCCTGAATAGTCTTGTTTTTTCAGTAACTTAAGCGGACTCTAGGCTCGCAACGTCGGCGTCGTGTCGCACGGAACAGCCGGCAATTATCTGGATTAGTTGGAAATGCGCTTAGGGTCCAACTGCTCCTCCCAGGCCCAGAGTGCCTCCCAGACGTCTTCCGGTACAGCAAAGGGGGTCACATAGCGCATAGAGAAGCGGGGCGGTTCGACTATTCCGCAACGCCTGAGTTCGCGCTTCAAATCGGCGATCATGCCGCGATAGGCGTTCTGCTTCGAGGGCGTCTTGGATGACGTCCACCGGAACTGCCTATCATTCAGGGTACCCTTAACCACGATGTGCTCGTTCTGACGGATCTCCGAGACCTCGAGGCCCACTCGCTCAAGAGAACCGAGCACATCATTATGCCATCGCGACACGTCGTACTTTCCTGACAAATTGGCTTCTCCTTAGTCCGGTTGTGGATTCCAAATAGATCGGTGGACCACTAAGAAATTCCAAACTAACCGAGGAGTTTTGCCTCGAGCATCGCCATCGCCTTCTGATGGTCGGGCGACGGGAACAGGTGGCCGTAGCGCTCCATGGTCATTTGGATAGAGGAGTGGCCCGCGAAGGTCATGATCTCCTTGATCGAGAACCCCTGCTCGATCCAGAGCGACACGGCGAAGTGGCGCAGGTCGTGCCAGCGCATCGTCACCTCGACCTTTTCCTGCAGCTTGCGGAAGCGCGCCTGCGTGTTGGTGTGTTGGAGGATCCCGCCGCGCGGCGCGGGGAACACCAGCCCGAGATCGCTCTTCGGGCAGCGCAGCTTCCAGCGGCGCAGGGCGTTCAGCACCATCGGCCCGGCCGGGATGTCGCGATAGCCCGCGCGCGATTTCGGCTCGCCCATCTGGTTGTAGGCATCCGCGCGCTGGCGGATGTGGACGAAGCCCTTCTCGAAATCCACGTCCTGCCAACGCAGTCCCCGCAGTTCCGAAGCGCGCAGGCCACCGAGGGCCGAGACGATCAGATGCGGTTTGAAATCCTCGTCGGCCGCCTCGATCAGCAAGCGGACCGCCTCCTTCGAGGGCACCGGTGCCTTGTGATCGATCCGGCTGGATTTGATGATGCGGACTCCGTGAGCGGCGTTAGTGAACAGTTGGCCATTGTCGATGGCATGGTCGAGGATCAGTTTCAGCACCGAGATAGCGCGGCGGGTCAGATGCTCGGATCGGCCATTCAGCAGCAGCCTGTCGCGGAACTCGTTCACGTGGCGGCGGGTCAGTTGCGCGATCAGCCTGTCCCCGATCCCGATCTCTGCATTCTTGATGTGAAGCCGCACATAGTCGCTGTAGCCGCGCAGCGTCGACCGCTCCATCCGCCGCCCGGTCTTGCAGCGCACCTCGCAGTGGTCGAGCCAGCTTTGCGCGGCCTCGACCACCGTGATGCTCTCGCTGTCGGCCAGATAGGTGTGGTTGGCGACCAGCGAGCGGACCTTGACCAGATAGACATCCGCGTCCTTGCGGCGCGGGAAGAGTTTGGACCGGCGCTTGCCAGTCTGGTCGGTGAAATCCACCTGCCAGCGCGCCAGGCCCGAGGGCAATGTTCTCTTGCGGATCGTGGCCATTTGCGTCCTCCAACGCTCCATCACGCTCTGCTTCTCAGGGAAGGCAAGTCCCGAATTTCGCAGACCGATGAATACCATTGACAGTGTGTCTGAGGTCATCTATCCACAGCTCAGACGCACTGTCAAAGGCTATCAACATGACCCAGGAATTCACTATCCAGCAGATCGCCGATGCGGCGCAGCTGACCCGCTATCAGGTCGAGGCGTGGATCTCGCGCGGCCACTTCAAGCCCGATAATCCGGTCGAGACCGGCAAGGCACGGAAGTTCACCTATTTTGATGCCATCAAGCTGGGCGTCCTTGCGGAGTTCAGCCGCCTCGGCCTCTCGCCCACGGTAGCCTCGATGCACACCGCGCATCTCTTCGGTTATCACGATGGGGACTCCCTGCTCGTGATCTGTCAGGGCCCGGTGCGGGTGTCGGAGACCATCGAGGTGGTCGATGAGGAGGGCGAGATCGACCACACCTTCGGACGCATCACGCGGCCGTCCGAACTGTGGCGCATCGTCGAGGATCCCGATGTGCGTTCGTTCGCAGCGATCAACCTCGGCCACATCGAACGGCGCATTCAGAAGACCCTCGGCATCGCCTGACGGCCAACCAGAACATCGGAGGATATCATGCAACAGGAAATGCGGGCTGGACCCGCCACGGAGATGGTTTGCCCGACGCTTGCCGATGATCTGCTGCGGGGCGCGGATGCAATCGCGGTTTTTGTCTTCGGCAGCGTGAAGCAGCGGCGCAAGGTCTACTATTACGCCACCGAGGCCAAGGTGAAGCTGCCGGTCTTCCGGATGGGCAATGTCATCTGTGCACGGAAATCCAAGCTTCTGAGCTGGATCGAGATGCAGGAGGGCGCGCAATGGCAATGAGAGAAGCGCCCCTCCTCATCACGCCCGACGACCATGTTCGCTACGGCAACGCGATCCGCGACTGCCGCGAGTCGTTGCTGGACCTCGTCGAGAAAGCCATCCCCGGAACGATCCACCATGTTCAGGCGCGGCAATGCCTCGTCGAGATCGACCGCCTGCGGACCGAGATGGAGATCCATCTACACGGGATGGTGCCGCCACGGCGCGACCCGCGACACCTCAGGACATCGGTCTACTCAGGCCTGAGCTCCTTCGGCTGGAAACGGCTGGGCCGCGAGGACCGTGCGCGGGATGCATTCGCAAGTTGGGACGTGGGGTACTGAGCCATGGAGGACGCCATCCAAATGACCGATGACATGGCCATCGCCGAACCAAAGACGGATGCGTCCACCGTGGCCCCTGCGCCCACGTCGCCTGAGGATCCGACCAACCTGCGCCTGGCGCTGCATCGCAACGGCTATCGCCCGCTGCCCGTGCTGGGCGCGCATGTCGCGATGAAAGGGGCGGGCAAGCGGCCGATGATGAAGGGCTGGGAGACGGTCTGCGCCAGCGCCGACGAGGCCGAGATCGCCCGTTGGTCGAAAGCGCAGCGCAACTGCACCAACACCGGGCTCCTGTGCGGCGACCTCGTCGGCGTCGACATCGACGTGCTCGACCGGGCTCACGCCCACCGGCTGACCTGCATCGCGACCGAGATGCTCGGCATGTCGCCTGCATCCCGGATCGGCCGCGCCCCGAAGATCCTGCTCGCCTTCCGCACCGACGCCCCGTTCGACAAGGTTCAGACCTGCGAGTTCCACATGCTGGACGGCACGGTGGCGCGCGTCGAAGTGCTGGCGACCGGGCAGCAGTTCGTGGGCTTCGGCATCCATCCTGACACGAAGGCCCCCTATCACTGGCCAGAATGCTCGCCGCTGGACGTGCCACTGCACGAGCTGCCTGTCGTCAGCCAAGACCGCTGCGCCAGCTTCATCGCGGCGTCCGAGGATTACCTGCGCAAGGTCGGCGGCCAGACCACAAGCGACCGGCGCGAGATCGACCGCGAGGGGCGCAAGGCCGCCGGGCTCAAGCAGAAGGAGGCCCCGTCGCGCGAGCTGATCGAGGAAGCGGTCGCCCATATCCGCAACGACGAGCTGCCCTACGACGACTGGATCAAGGTCGGGCTCGCCCTCTACGCCGCACTGGGGCCCGAGGGCCGCGATCTGTGGGAGACCTGGTCGGCCGAGGCATCGAAGAACGATCCGGCCCACAGCGCCAAGAAATGGGACGGCTTCGCCAGCGTGCGCAGCGTCACCGTCGGCACGCTGTTCTGGCTCGCGCGCCAGAACGGCTGGCGGGCCGAACAGGTGCAGCGGGTTCGTGCTGCTCGCGCCACCAGCAATCCAGATGACACAGATGAAGACGGTCCCGGCGATGACGGTCGCCCGGTGATCCGCATCTACGCCGGCTACATGCACGAGACCGTCGACATGGCCGAGGGCGCGCTGATGCAGGCCGGGCTGGGCTACTACCAACGCGGCAGCATGGTGGTGCGCCCGGCGATGGTGCCGGTCGCCATCTCGGACGGGCGCAAGATCGACGCGCCGCGTCTGGTGGACGTCAAGGCGCACCACATGGCCGAAGCCTTCACCAGGGTTGCCAGTTGGAAGCGGTTCGACAAGCGTGAGGGCAAATGGCTGAGCACAGATTGCCCGCACCGGATCGCGGAAACTTTCCTTGTGCGCGAGGGCCAGTGGCGGCTGCCGGTGCTGACCGGGATCATCAACTGCCCGACCCTGCGGCCTGACGGCTCGATCCTCGATCTGCCGGGCTATGACGCGCAGACCGGACTGCTGTTCGATCCGCAGGAAGTGCGTTTCCCGATGCTGCCGCGCGATCCCGACCGGGCGACGGCACTGCGCGCGCTCGGCTTTCTCAAGGATCTGATCTCGACCTTCCCCTTCGTGAACGACGCGGACCGGTCGGTCGCGCTCTCCGGGATCCTCACCGCTCTGATCCGCCGCTCGCTGCCGACCGCGCCGCTGCATGGCTTCAACGCGCCGACGGCCGGAACCGGCAAGTCCATGCTGGTCGACCTCGCAAGCCTGATCGCCACCGCACGTCCCGCGCCGGTCATCGCGCAGGGCAAGTCCGAGGAGGAGATGGAGAAGCGCCTTGGCGCGGCGCTGATCGCAGGCGACGTGCTGATCGCCATCGACAACTGCGAGGAACCGCTGGGCGGCGAGCTCCTGTGCCAGACACTCACCCAGACCAGCCTCAAGGTTCGCATCCTCGGCAAGTCCGTGAACGCCGAGGTGCCGAGCAACGCCGCCGTCTTCGCCACCGGCAACAACCTGACCCTCGAGGGCGACATGACCCGCCGCGCCATCAGGGCGACGCTGGATGCCGGTGTTGAGCGCCCCGAGCTTCGAGCCTTCGACCGCGATCCCCTCGCGATGGTGATGGCGCAGCGGGGCGATTACGTCGCTGCCGGGATCACCGTCCTGCGGGCCTTCCATTGCACAGGTCGTCCGCAACAGCGCACGCCGCTCGGGTCTTTCGCTGACTGGTCGGCTTGGGTGCGCGACGCGCTGATCTGGCTGGGCGAGGCCGATCCCTGCGATACGATGGAGGGCATGCGCGGCGCCGATCCGAAACTGGAGGCGTTAACGGCGGCGCTGGAGGAATGGCGATCGGTCATCGGCACGGACCGTGTCACGGTGCGCGAGATCATCGAGCGGGCCGCCGCACAGCACGCCCAGCTTTACGGGAAACCCGAGTTCGTGAACCCCGAGTTCCGCGAGGCCTTGCTGCGGGTCGCGGGCGAAGGCGGGGCGGTCAACGGCACGCGGCTGGGGAAATGGCTGTCGTCGCATCAGAACCGCGTCGTCGCGGGCCGCCGCATCATCGCCGCAGGCACCAGCGGCAACCGCGCGCACTGGCAGATGGAGGTCGTGGGCCGCGATGCCGCTCCGATGCCCGACGGTTCTGATCCTTTCCGGAGGGCTGCCAATGCGTGACACCCATTCCCGGATTGTACCGTTAGGTTGGGTGGGTTCGGTTAGGTGCTCCCGGCCACATTCTTTATATGTCACCGAAACTGTCAGCGACGTGGCACGTCCATCGTGGCGACATGACACCAGTGACGACGCATGTGGCGTGACAGTTACGGGAAGTGGCCGGGATCACCCCACCAAACCCACCCAACCTAACCAGACGGATCGGCAACGGGCGGCAACGCCCGGCTCATCTCGTGAAAACTTCAGAACCATCGTTAGCGGGCGGGAATGGCGGATCGCGGCCAGCCGGGCGGTTCCTTTTGGGCCAGTTCGTATGTGGGGGAGCACAGCGCATGACCCCTCCAGCGTCAGGAGGCAGAATTGACTAAACTCAACACCTCCGAAACCAAGACCGCCTTCGCTGCCCGCGTCGGTCTGACCAAGGGACGCATCTCACAACTGGTGGCCGAGGGTCTGCCGGTACGCGCTAATGGTCAGATCGACGTGGCGCTGGGCCTGGCGTGGATCGAGGACAACCTCGACCCCGCCCGCCGCAACAGAGGTGGCGCTGCCGCCGCCCCTGCGCGTGTCAGCACGACGCTAGCAGAGGCCAAAAGGCTGCATGAGATCGTCAAGGTGCAGCGTGCCAAGCTGGCTTTTGAACGCGAGCAGGGTCAGTTGGTCGAAACCGTCGCCGCCACCCGCACGGTGTTTGCCCGCGCCCGCGCCGAACGCGACGCGCACATGGCATGGGTGCAGCGCACCGCCCCCCTGCTGGCCGCCGAGGTCGGGGCAGATCCGCGCGCGACCTTCGCAGCTCTCGACCGAATGATGCGCGAACATCTCGAATACCTGGCCGACATGCCGCTGGGGAGTTTTGGCGATGGTGCCTGAAATTGACGTCGCCTGGCGGCGTGGCATCAGGCCGGAACCGCCAATTCCGGTGTCGGACTGGGCTGATCGCCATCGCATCCTGCCGCCCACGTCAGCAGAACCGGGGCGCTGGCGCACGGACCGTACGCCCTACCTGCGCGCCGTGATGGACGCGCTATCCACCTCCAGCCCCTATGAACGGGTCGTGCTGATGAAGGGCGCGCAGACCGGTGGGTCCGAGGCCGGGCTGAACTGGCTGGGTTACATCATCCAGGACGCCCCCGGCATCGCCATGCTGGTCATGCCCTCGCTCGATATGGTGCGGCGCAACACCACAGTCCGGATCGATCCGCTGATCGAAGCCACCCCTGCCCTGCGAGACCTAGTCTCCGCGCCCCGTTCCCGTGATGCGGGGAACAGCCTGTTCCGCAAATCATTCCCCGGCGGCCAGCTGGTGATGACCGGCGCGAACAGCGCAGTCGGCCTTCGGTCCACCCCGGTGCGCTACCTGTTCCTGGACGAGGTGGACGGCTATCCCGGCGATGCCGATGGCGAGGGTGACCCTGTCGATCTGGCGATCCAGCGCACCACCACCTTCCGAGGGCGGCGCAAGATCTACATGGTCTCGACGCCCACCCTGAAGGGCCATTCCCGCATCGAAGCCGCCTATCTCGACAGCGACCAGAGGTATTTCCACGTGCCCTGCCAGCATTGCGGCGACATGGCTCCGATCACTTGGGCGCGCATCCGATGGCCCGAGGGGCAGCGCGACGCCGCATATCTGATCTGCGATGCCTGCGGAGGCGTGCATAATGAACACGAAAAGCCGCGGCTTCTGGTCGCTGGCGAATGGCGTCCGACCGCGCTGGGCGATGGCCGCACGGCGGGGTTCCACCTGTCATCGCTCTATTCGCCGTGGGAAACATGGGCCGAAATCGCACTGGATCATGTGCGCGTCGCCAAGGATCCTGCCCGGCTACAAGTCTGGGTCAACACCAAGCTGGGCGAGTCTTGGGAGGACCAGGCAGGCGATACCGTTCCCGCCGATCCCCTCATGGCCAGGCGCGAGGATTGGGGCAGCGACCTCGCCCCAGGCGTGGCGGTATTGACGGCGGGCGTCGACGTGCAAGGAGACCGGCTCGAGGTGCAAGTCGTCGGCTGGGGTTGCGACGAGGAGGCATGGGTAATCGACTACCGCGTCTTGTGGGGCGACCCATCCGGCCCGCGTCTCTGGTCAGACTTGGACGGCGTGCTGAACGGCACCTATGGCGACCTGCCCGTGCGTGCCGTCGCCGTGGATACCGGCGGTCATCACACCAAGATGGCCTACGAGTTCTGCCGCACCCGCCTCGCGCGCCGCATTTGGGCAATCAAGGGCCGAGGCGGCCCCGGCATCCCCGTCTGGCCGCGCCGTCCCACCCGCAGCAACAAGGCAAAGATTCCGCTCTTCATCATCGGCGTCGATGCCGTGAAGGACGCGGTCTATGCCCGCCTGAAACTCACGGAACCCGGTCCCGGCGCGATCCACTTCCCGCGCCGCCTCGACGCCGACTATTTCCGCCAGCTGACCGCCGAACGCGTCGTCACCCGCTTCGAGAAGGGCCGCCCGATCCGCTCCTGGCAACCAAAGCGCGACGGCGAACGCAACGAAGCGCTGGACACCTTTGTCTACGCCCACGCCGCCCTGCATGGGCTGATCAGCATGGGGATGCGGTTGAACGAGGAGGCGGAGGGGAGGTTGACCGCACCGGCGAGGCTTGCCCCGAGGCCGATCAGGTCGGCGTGGATGGGATGACTCTTCACAGCTGGCAGACAACGCAAAAGGCTTTTAGCATGCCAGAGACATACTCGACGATTTCATAAGGATGCCAGCACGCGAATTCAAAGCGAAGACGAAAATGGATTTTTGTACGCCCTGTTCGATGTGGAACTCTCAAGCTTTCCGATGTAACTTGGTTGAGAACAATAATAGAACAAGGTGATCCTGTGACAGAGGCGATGAGATTTACGAAGCGCTATGGCGACGTTGGCGAGGCCAAATCTGACGGGGCAACCTACACACCCCGAGCGCTTGCTGACTTCGTGGCTGACCGCATCTTAGCAACCGCCAACCTTGCGTCTGGGCAGGCCATCAGGGTTCTTGACCCTGCCATAGGGCATGGCGAGTTGCTGCTCGCTCTTCTAGACCGAATTGATGGGCCTATCGAAGTCTTCGGATTTGAGACAGACCATTTGGCGTTGGCAGAGGCCCGCGGGCGCCTGTCGCGCGAACATCCGCAGGCCGTCCTGAACCTCCGTCTCGGCAGCTTCCTGGACCATGTCCTTGACGACTTCACGGGCGGGCTGTTCGACAATGCGGAACCTTATGACATCATCATCGCCAACCCGCCATATGTGCGCACACAGATCATTGGTGCCGACCGTGCGCAGCAACTTGCCCAGCAGTTCGGGCTGACCGGGCGCGTTGACCTGTACCACGCCTTCCTGCTCGGCATGGCAACAGTTTTAGCACCAGAAGGTGCGGCGGGCTTCATCGTCTCAAACGGGTTCATGACGACCAAGGGCGGCGCATCCGCCCGCGCCGGGATGATGACTGGCCTCCGGCTTCGCGAAGTCTATGACTTGGGCGACACAAAGCTGTTCGATGCTGCCGTGCTACCCGCCGTGCTGATCGCACGGGGCGCAGGGGCGGAGCCCGCCACACCGTCCTTCCTGACAATCTACCAGACGAAGGACGAACCCGCGCACACAGCCGCTGACCCGATAGAAGCGCTCGGAAAACATGGCCCGGTGGCTGTTCCCGATGGTCGGACCTTCCTTGTTCAACATGGGACGCTGGACACGGGCGGGGACCCTGCCGGGGTGTGGCGGCTGGCATCGGCAGGCGTGGAAAGCTGGCTGGCGACCGTGGAACAACACGCTTGGGGCACCTTCCGCGACATTGGCAAGATCAGGGTCGGTATCAAGACGTGCGCCGACAAGGTATTCCTGCCCAAGAGCTGGGACCGCGAGCTAGAGTTGCACCGACCTCTGACGACGCACCACACCGCGCGGCGCTTCCGGCCCGACCCACACAACCGGCTCGTACTGTACCCGCACCACTCGGTTGATGGCAAAAAGCAGGCCGTGGACTTGTCGCAGTACCCGGCCAGCCTCGCCTACCTTGAGCAGCACCGGCAGACCCTAGAGGACCGCAGCTATGTGATTGAGGCCGGGCGGCACTGGTATGAAATCTGGGTGCCGCAGAACCCGGCGGACTGGCCCGGGCCGAAGCTGGTATTCCGGGACATTTCCGAGCAGCCTACCTTCTGGATGGACCTTGAAGGGACAGTTGTAAACGGCGACTGCTATTGGCTGACGGGGGATGAGAACCTGTTGTGGCTCGCGGTGGGCGTGGCCAACTCCACCTTCATCGAGCGATTCTATGACCTCCGCTTCAACAACAAGCTCTATGCGGGGCGGCGGCGGTTCATCACGCAGTACGTCGAACAGTTCCCCCTCCCTGACCCAGAGAGCAGCGGCGCACGGGAGATTGCGACTGCCTGCCGTGACCTGTACATGCGGCTGGCCGATGGCCCCGACCCAGCCCTTGAGCAGCGTATTGACCGGATGGTTTGGGCCGCGTTCGGCCTACCTGTCGAAGAAGTCTGACGGCAGCGGTATCTGGAGCTTCTTGTTCAGGACCTTCCCACCAAACTGCGGGAAGCGTGAGAAAAAGCTCGCCCCAGTCGTCAGGTACAGGTGGGTCAGCGTCACCTTTGCCCCATCCGTCTGGGCATAGAAAAGGGCATAGCGCACGTCGCAGTGGCGGATCTGTGTTCCGGCGACCTGCGGCACGTCCAGTGGCTCCTCGCTGGACGGTCTCACCAATCCCAGGTCGATGGTTGGGGAGGTCTGTAGCTTGACCTCCAGCAACTGGTTACGAACATCGGGGAAGCGCCCATCGTCGCGGTAGTCGGCATAGCCCAAAAGCTCGCAGACAATGCGGTGCAGCGCGGCACCCCTGTTGCGTTCCTGATCCCAACCGGCATCAGGGAAGGACCGGCCAACCGCGCCACGAAGCCGCTCGAAAACCTCGCCAATGGGCAGGATCAGGCCGTGCGCCGGGTGGTCTATCGGGCTGACGGTTTGAGCTAGGTTTGCCCCGGCCCGGGTGTGGGGCATGAGGGCGTCGGTGTCGGTCGGGGAAACCAATTCAAAAGATGCCTCCCCAGGAATCAGCCGCGCCTGATACTTTTGCGTCAGCGTGCCGGTGGTGTCGAGTTGCGCCAGTTCCTCGCCGTTGACGACCTTGACTCGTGCGATCTGGTCGAACTCATCGACACGCAGGATGACATAGCGGCGGGTCGGGGAGAGCTCCTCGTTCCAGACTTGCAGGTTGTTTGACTTCTGAGCGTAGGTGTCGAACATTTGGCCCACAAATCGCGGCTGTGTTTTCTTGAAGCTGGAGGGCACGGGGTAGCCCAAAGCGCGGCAGACGCTCTCCTTTACCAGTTTCGATCGCGTGCGAAGCGCGAGGCCGGCAAGGCTGATACCGCGCAGCTTCTCGTCGAGGATTGCCTCGAGTTCGGGTGTGGGAACCCACAGTACTGGATCTCCAATTTCAATAGGATCGTAAATTGTGAGACCACTGTCTGCGATTGATTTTACGTAATTTCTGTCCATCGTGCCTAAGCATTCCCAATTTTTTTAGAAGCCTAGCAGTTGGCTCAGTGAGCGACTAGCCGCCTCGTATCAGATCGCCACCTGAGATTCCCGACCATTCCCGACCGCTCTGATACCCCGGACGCACTGGATGTGAGAAAATCCGCGCTATGCGGACGCTCTTTCATCGCCTTTTCCGATTCACGCGAACGCGCGGCTTTGACGCTGCGGGTGGCGGGCGACGTTGGGAGGGGGCGCGGACGGTCGATGGGTTGAACACGGCGATCCTCGCGGGCGCGACCACGGCGGCGCGGCGGGCGGGATGGTATGCGCGGAACAACCCGTGGGTCGCGGCGGCGGTGGACAGCCTGGTCGGCAATGTCGTTGGTGCGGGGATCAAGCCGCAATCCACCCACCCTGATCGCGCCGTGCGCGAACGGCTTCAGGTGCTCTGGCTGCGCTGGACCGATCATGCCGATCCGGGAGGGCTGGCCGATTTCTACGGGCTGCAGGCCATGGCTGTGCGGGCGATGGTCGAGGGCGGCGAAAGCTTCGCGCGGTTGCGGGTCGTGGCCGATGCCACGTCTGTTCCACTGCACATCGACCTGCTGGACCGCGACCAGGTGCCGCTGGACCTGCACCGCGACATCGGTGGTGGCGCGCGCATCCGGGCTGGCATCGAGTTCAACGGCGCTGGGCAGCGCACCGCCTATTGGGTGTCGCGTGATCGGCCCGGCGATCCTCTGACGTCGTTGCGGCTGGAACCGCTGCGCATTCCCGCGACCGACTGCCTGCACCTGTTCAAACCTTTGGCCGCTGGACAGTTGCGCGGGATCACTTGGCTTGCTCCGGTTTTGCTGCGGCTGCACGAGTTGGACCAGTTCGAGGATGCTGCGCTGGTGAAGGCCAAGGTGGCAGCGCTGTTCACTGGCTTCATCACTGATCCGGACGGCACAGCGGGCGGCCTTTCCGGCACCAACACCAACGGCGCGCTGACGGTTGGCATGGAACCCGGCAGCCTGATCCCCCTGCCGCCTGGCACCGACATCCGCTTTTCTAACCCGACTGAGAGCGACGCCTATGGCCCCTTCGTCAAAAACCACCTCCGCGCTGTCGCCGCTGGCATGGGCCTCCCTTATGAACTGGTTTCCGGCGATCTGGAGGGCGTGACCTATTCATCAATCCGTGCCGGGCTGATCGAGTTTCGCCGCCGCGTCGAGCAGTTGCAGCACAACGTCGTCGTGCACCTGTTCTGCCGTCCGGTCTGGGACCGCTTCGTGCGACTGGCGGTATTGTCTGGCGATCTGCCCGCGCGCGATTTTGACCGCGATCCTGCCGCCTATCTCGGCTGCGAGTGGCTCCCGCCCAAATTTGACTATGTCGATCCAAAGAAGGACGTCGAGGCAGAGATCCTCGCCATCAACGCCGGTCTCAAAAGCCGCCGTCAGGCGATTTCCGAACGAGGCTATGACGCCGAACAGGTCGATGCCGAGATCGCCGCCGACAAGGCACGCACCGATGCGCTGGGCCTGAGCTTCGGTGCACCGCCTGCAGCCAAGGAGGACATCCCCGATGAATGAAACAGTCACCCTGCTGACCCGCCGCGCCGATCTGGCCCCTGCCAGCGCCGACCGCGACGCTCGCACCGTCGAGGTGATCTGGTCCACCGGCGCGCCCGTGCGCCGCCGCGACATGGCTGGCCAGTATTTCGAACGCCTCAGCCTTGCGCCGGAAGCGGTGGACCTGTCGCGTCTGCATGGGGCCAGCGTGCTGGATGCCCACCGACAATCTGCCGTCCGCGATGTGCTGGGCAGCGTGCAATCTGCTGCCGTCGACGGTCAGCGCGGCACGGCGCTGATCCGGTTCTCGGCCCGGCCAGAGGTGGAGCCTCTATGGCAGGACGTGCTGTCGGGAATCCTGCGCCATGTCTCCGTCGGCTATTCGGTCGAGGACTGGTCCGAGACCACCGAGAACGGCGCGCGCGTCCTGACCGCCGTGCGCTGGACCCCCCACGAAATTTCCCTTGTCCCCACCCCGGCTGACCCGGGTGCCCGCATCCGCATGGAGGCCCATATGCCCGACACCATCACCCCCACCCCGCCCGAGGCGCAAACCCGCGCCGCAATCAACACCGAGATTCGCTCCATCGCCCGCATCGCCGGACTGGACCAGTCGTGGATCGACGGGCAGATCGACGCCACCGCCGATGCCGACACCGCTCGCCGTGCCGCCTTCGATGCGCTGGCCAGCCGCAGTGCGCCCACGATCCGCACCGAACAGGTCCGCGCCGAGATGGGCGAGAGCCAGGACGACCCGAGCCTGCGTGCCCGTCAGATGGGCGAGGCCCTCTATGCCCGCATCAACCCGCGCCACGAACTGACCGAACCCGCCCGCCGCTATGCCTATGCCACCCCGGTGGACATGGCCAAGGAACTGCTGACCCTGCGCGGCGAGTCCACTTTGGCGCTGTCGCCCGCGAGCCTCGTCACCCGCGCCCTGCACACGACCTCGGATTTCCCGATCATCCTCGGCAACACTGTGGGGCGCGTTCTGCGCGACGCCTACCAGGCCGCCCCTTCCGGCATCCGCCGCCTTGGCCGCCAGACCTCGGCGCGGGATTTCCGGTCGGTGAACAAGATCATGCTGGGCGAGGCCCCGCTGCTGGAAAAGCTGAACGAGCACGGTGAGATCAAGGCCGGGACCATGGCCGAGGCGCGCGAGGCCTACAAGATCGAGACCTGGGCGAAGAAGATCGGTATCACCCGGCAGGTGCTGGTGAATGACGATATAGGGGCGTTCTCCGATCTCGCCCGCCGCATGGGCCAAGGGGCCGCCGAGACCGAAGCGCGGATCCTCGTCACCCTGCTGGAGGCGAACAGCGGCAACGGCCCGACCCTGTCGGACACCAAGGCGCTGTTCCATGTCGATCACGGCAATAAGGCCGGTTCTGGTGCGGCGATTTCCGACACCAGCCTGTCCGCCGCCCGGCTGGCGCTTCGCACGCAAAAAGGCATCGATGGTCGCATCATCCGCGTGACGCCCAAGAACCTGCTGGTCCCGCCCGCTCTGGAGACCGTGGCCGAGAAATGGCTGGCGACCATCGCACCCGCAACCGCCGCCGATGTGAACCCGTTCTCGGGGGCGATGTCGCTGGTGGTGGAACCGCGCCTCTCAAGCGCCACCCGCTGGTATGTCACCGCCGATCCGGGCGAAATTGACGGCCTCGAGTTTGCTTACCTGTCGGGGAACGAGGGGCCTCAGGTGGAAAGCAGATCCGGGTGGGATGTGGACGGCGTGGAAATCCGGGTGATCCTCGACTTCGGTGCAGGCTTCATCGACCACCGCGGCTGGTTCCAGAACGCAGGCGCATAATGGCCGACCTCGCCCAACTCACCGCCTGGCGCGATGCCCTGATGGCCGCCCGCTATCAGGGCGTCCGCACCGTCGAATACGACGGCAAGCGGGTGACCTATGCGACCGATGCGGAAATGGCGGCCGCGCTGGGCGACCTCAACCGCCAGATCACTGGTACCACGGCGCGCATCGCCGTGGTCCGCATCCAATCCTCGAAAGGGCTGTGACCATGAAGAACCATATTCAGAAGGGCGACGTCCTCACCGTGCCCGCGCCCGCAGGCGGCATCGCCTCTGGCGAGGGCGTGATTGTCGGCAACATCTTCGGCATCGCCGCCTATGCGGCCGCTGTGGGCGATCCCGTCGAACTGGTCACCACCGGCGTCTATCAGCTGCCGAAAGCGACCGCCGCAGTGCTGACACTCGGCGCGCGGGTCGCGTGGGACAACACGGCCAAGAACATCAACGTGCCGGGCACCGGGCGTTTCCCCCTGGGCATTGCGGCAGAGGCCGCCGGGAACGGCATCACCAGCGTCGCTGTGCGGCTGGATGGCGTGGGGACCGTGGCAGCATGATGGAGCAAGATATCCGCGCCGTCATGCATGGTCTCACCATGTTGGTCGCGGACACGAAGGGGGCGAGCCAGCTTGACGCGATGCGCAACTATGCAGCCATCATGGCCCTGTGCGCCGATCTCCGGAGGGCGGCTGATGAGTACAACGGGACATGGAACATCACCATGGTCATCAGTGAATTGGAAAACCATATGGCCGCTGTCGCTGGCCTGTTCCCCACTTGGGATCTGCCGACGGATCAGCACCTGAGTGGGGCGCATGCTGCCATCAGCAAGCTGGCCATGGGCACGTGCTTTGGCCAGCCAGTCTAGAACGCCATGTCGGCGATTTCGCGGAGGCGGGCGCGGTAGTGGTCCAGCGTGCCGACATGGCCCCAGTTCACATCGTCGGGGCTGTAGCCGAAGTGGTCGGCGCTGTGCGCCACCAGCCGCGCGATAATGTCGTCGATCTCGGTCTTGGCGGCTATGAAGGCGTCCAGCGCAGCGTCGTTGGTCTTTTGCATGTTGGTCCCCGAGTTGGTTTCTGGGACATGACGGCTCCGGTTTGCCCGGTGGTCAAGTTCAATCAGACACGGAACGTCCCGCGAACATCTGGTCGTCCCATGTCGCATGGGTGTTGCACGGAAGAAATCGGAACGGCTGTAAGCCTTTGGAATCGCGAAGAAACGTGTTGCTCTGTGTTGCAAACGCAAAAAGCGCCCCGTGGGGCGCCTTGCATCGGCCTAAGCCTTTGATATCTTGCAGGTATTTTTGGTTGCGGGGGTAGGATTTGAACCTACGACCTTCAGGTTATCAACCTGAAGGTCAAGAACCCCTTGGCCGCTACTGATTTCCTTTTTGCCCTGTTTCGCAGGTAAGCGATTGATCTTAACCATTGCTTTGCGATTTCCTCTGCGAATCAGAACGTGCAGAAGAA